ACCGAAGCAATCGAAGCTCTATTGGAAAGGAAAGCAGCATTAGAAAATAAGTTACTAGAACTTAATCATCCAGAGCTTATAAAAAATTAAAATTATGAAAAAATTATTGAATTTTAAAAACATTGCGATTGCAGCATTAATTATTTATGTGTTATTACAATGGTTCAACCCAGGTGGAGTTATGCCAGGTGGAAGAACTATCAGAATTGATGGTAAAAAGTATGAAGTATTAAAACATACAATTGATACTATCGAAGTTGAAAAAGTAAAAGTAGTAACTAAAAAAGGTGAAGATATTGTGCATGAAGTAATTGATGTAGATACTTTAGTTCTTAAAGAATTGATTAATGTAGATAGTGCAGCAATTCTTAGAGATTATTTAGCAAAAGTAGTTTACAAAGATACATTAGTATTGGATGGTGGATTAGGAACTATCGCTCTAACTGATACTATTACAAAAAATAGAATCTTAGGTAGAACTTGGGATGCTAAAGTAAAAGAAAGAATCGTTAAAGAAGAACTTATAGTTAAAGAGCCAGCAAAAACTCAAGTATATTATGGTTTAAATGGTGGGTTTAACAAAGCAGATGTTGTTTCATCAATTGGAACAGGTATTATGGTTAAAACTAAAACTGATAAAATATATCAATTTACTTTAGGAGTAAATAATAGAGTTGTAGATGGTACAACCGGCGGATTATCTCCATATATAGGATTTGGAACTTATTGGAAGATTAGAGTGAAGAAATAATTATTATGATTCAAAATCAGCCAAAAAGGAATCTAAAAGATATTATTGCTGAAGAATATCGTAAGTCTGCAAATGACCCGATATACTTTATGAAAAAATATTGTGTCATCCAACATCCAACTAGAGGTAAGATACCATTTCATTTGTATCCATTTCAGGAAAGTTGTTTAGATGATTTTAAAGATAATAGATTTAACATTATTCTTAAATCCCGTCAGTTAGGTTTATCAACCTTATCGGCGGGCTTTATACTTTGGAAGATGTTATTCAACCAAGACTTCAATGCGTTGGTTATTGCAACTAAAGTAACTGTTGCAAAAAACTTAGTAGAGAAGGTAAGAGTAATGCACGATTTACTTCCAATTTGGTTAAGAGATGGTTCAACTGCAGCAGCTGAAGATAATAAACTATCACTTAAATTAAAGAATGGTTCGCAAGTAAAAGCAATCGCATCTTCTCCAGATGCGGGTCGTTCTGAAGCCTTATCACTATTAGTTGTGGATGAGGCGGCATTCATTAGAGATATCGATGAGATTTGGTTATCAGCACAGTCTACCCTATCAACGGGTGGTTCGGCAATTGTATTATCTACACCAAATGGTATTGGTAACTGGTTCCATAAAATGTGGGTAGATGGGGAAAGTGGAGCAAATGGATTCAATTGTATTAATTTACATTGGACTGTACACCCTGAAAGAAATCAGGCATGGAGAGATGAACAAACTCGTATCTTAGGAATTAAGGGAGCGGCACAAGAATGTGATTGTGACTTCGTAGGTTCTGGTGATACGGTAATTGACCCGGCATTATTGACTTGGTATAAAGATACCTATGTAATGGAGCCGATTGAAAAAGCTGGATTTGATGGGAATCTTTGGAAATGGGAATATCCAAATTACAATAGGCAATATATGGTCGTAGCCGATGTGGCGCGAGGAGATGGAGCCGATTATTCTACTGCACAAGTGATAGATATCGAAGATTGTACGCAAGTGGCTGAATATAGAGGAAGATTGGAAACAAAAGACTTTGGAAACTTCTTAGTAAGTTTATCAACTGATTACAACAACGCATTACTTATCATAGAGAATGCCAATGTAGGATGGTCAGCAATTCAGCAAGTAATTGATAGAGCATATCCTAACTTATTTTATATGAGTAAGGATTTACAATATATTGATACCGAAAAACAAATGAGTAATAGGTATTATAGAGATGAGAGAAGTATGGTTGCAGGATTTTCTACAACATCCAAAACAAGACCTCTTATCATTTCTACATTGGATACATATATGAGAGAAAAAGATATTATCATTCGTTCTAGCAGATTGATTGATGAGATGTTTACTTTTATATGGCAGAGTGGTAGAGCAGAAGCTATGAAAAGTTATAACGATGACTTGATTATGGCATTGGCAATTGGACTTTGGGTTCGTAATACAGCGCTTCGTTTAAAACAGGAAGGTATTGATTTAACTAAAGCAATGTTGAATTCATCGACAATTAAATCGTATGAGGAAGGGGTTTATACCAACAACTGGCAAAGAGAAAATCCATATGAAATGAAAATAGGTAATGGAGAAGTGGAAAATTTGAAATGGTTGCTTGGATAATCTATATTTATATGTTGAAACTCTTATAGATGAACGAGGATTTAAATAAATGGTTTAAAGAAAAATGGGTAAACATCGGCAAGAAAGTCGATGGTAAACATCCACCATGTGGAACTTCGGGAGAAAAGAAGGGTTATGCAAAATGTGTTCCTGCCGCAAAAGCAGCCGGAATGAGTAAAAAGGAAAAAGAAAGTGCAACTCGTAGAAAAAGGGATGCACAAAATGATGCAGGAAGAGGTGGTAAAGATAGTAAAGGACAAGGTAAAACGCCAATATATGTTTCCACTAAACCGAAAAATGAAGAGTGGAGTGACAAATATAAAAGTAGTATAGATTGTAATAATCCAAAAGGTTTCTCTCAAAAAGCACATTGTGCAGGAAAGAAAAAAAATGAAACTATGAATATAGAAGAAAAACTAAATTTATTCTTAGAAAAGAATTGCCCAACAGACCCAGGAAAATGGGCGGCATCAAAAGCAGCAGCTAAATCAAAATTCGATGTATACCCATCTGCATATGCAAATGGTTGGGCTGCAAAGAACTACAAAGGTAAAGGTGGTGGATGGAGAAAGTGTAATGAAAGTTTAGGAGAACTAAATGCATTGCATGAGTGTTGGGATGGCTATAAAGAAGTGGGTGGTAAGATGAAAAATGGTAAGATGGTGCCAAATTGTGTTCCTATAAAAGAATATATTGATTCAGATGATGATGTAAACTATGGTTTAGTTGAACCAGAAGAATACGATGTTGAAGATGAGGATATGGAAGATTTCATTGCTTTTATGAGAGGATACGATAAAAACTTAAATGAAGGATGTCAATGTTTAAGAGAGGCTGAATATCAGGGTAGAAAAGTTCAATTGGGTAAACCAATGGCAGGTGATGTTAAGAAGTTCAAAGTGTATGTTAAGAATCCAGCAGGAAATGTTGTAAAAGTAAACTTTGGACAAAAGGGAGTAAAAATTAAAAAGAACAATCCTGATAGAAGAAGAAGTTTTAGAGCAAGACATAATTGTGACCAACCAGGTCCAAGACACAAAGCAAGATATTGGTCTTGCAGAAAGTGGTAAAATTTGGAAATTCCAAAAATTTTACTTATCTTTGTTAATTATATATAAATTAAAAAATGGCAGATAAATCAGTATTTAGTAGGTTACAAAAATTATTTTCAACAAACACAATTGTTCGTAGAACAAAGAAAGGTGTTAGAGTCATTGATACGGATGAATATCAATCAATGTCAACTAACCTCGTTGACCGTTTTATGAAAATGAAAACCCCGTCTTATAGTACGGGTATGTTGGAATCTGCAATGTCTTATCAGCAAGTAAGAGCAGACTTATTCAGAGATTACGATTCAATGGATAACGACCCAATCTTATCTTCTGCTTTAAATATCTACGCTGATGAATCAACTCCAAAAAATGAACATGGTGATGTATTAAGAATCAATTGTTCAAATGAAAATGTAAAAAGTATTCTACATAACTTATTCTATGATATAATGAACATAGAATTTAATTTATGGCCTTGGGGTAGAAACTTAGTAAAATATGGTGATTTCTTTTTACAATTAGAAATTGCTCCAGAATTGGGTATTATAAATGTAATACCAATGTCGGTTTATGAAGTTAGTAGAGTTGAAGGATTTGATATGGAGAATCCACAAAGAGTAAAATTCGTTTACTCACCATATACTAACCCATACGGAAGTACACAAGCTTCCAACAAAAAAGAATACGAAAATTATGAAGTAGCTCACTTCCGTTTATATTCGGATGCAAACTTCCTTCCATATGGTAAATCAATGTTAGAGGGTGCAAGAAGAGTTTGGAAACAATTAACTCTTATGGAAGATGCGATGTTAATTCATCGTATTATGAGAGCACCTGAAAAAAGAATCTTTAAAATTGATGTAGGTAATATTCCACCAAATGAGGTAGATAATTACATGCAAAAAATCATAAATGCAAGTAAAAAGACTCCATTCGTAGATTCAGCTACAGGTGATTACAATTTGAAATATAATATGCAAAACCTTATTGAAGATTATTATATGCCAGTTCGTGGTAATGATAATGGTACTTCAATTGATACTTTGAAAGGATTGGAGTATAATATGGTTGATGACCTTAACTACTTAAAAAATAAGTTAATGGCTGCATTACATATTCCTAAAGCATATTTGGGATATGAAGAAGATATCAATGGTAAAGCAACTTTGGCATCACAAGATGTTCGTTTTGCAAAAACAATCGAAAGGATTCAAAAAGTATTGGTATCAGAATTGACAAAGATAGCAATCGTTCACTTATATGCACAGGGATTAGATGATGCAGATGATTTAGATTTTTCATTAGAATTAACTATTCCATCTAAAATCTATGAGCAAGAGAAAGTTGAATTATATACTTCAAAAGTAGCATTAATCCAACAAATGCAACAAACTAAAATGTTCTCTAAGAAATGGATGTATGATACGGTAATGGATATGGTACCGGAAGAGCAAGATGAATTGACATTGCAAGTATTGGAAGATACAAAACAACAATTCCGTTTAACTTCAATCGAAACTCAAGGTGTTGACCCTGCTAAAGAAACAGGAACCGAAGCACCTACCAATGTAGAAGAAGAATTGGATAGATTAAAAAATGAGTTAGAAGAAGATGGAAATGTTGGTAGACCAAAAGACCCGGTTAGATATGGCAAAGATGACCATCCATTGGGTAGAGACCCATTTGGTCAAAAGTCCAATAAACAAAAAGAAGGTTCTGTCAAATACAAACCAAGAGAAAATTAT